ATGCAAAACAAAGGATTTGTTAAGGTTTTTGCGATTTTACTCACATTGGTATGTGTGTTCTATCTCTCTTTCTCCTTCGTTACCCGCTACTACACCAATAAGGCAAAGGAGTATGCGAAAGGAGACGTGAAGCTGGAGCAAAACTACCTTGACTCGCTATCAAATGAGAAAGTATGGTTGAAAAACTACACGCTGAAACAGTGTCGTGAAATGGAGATCAGCTTAGGGCTTGACTTGAAAGGTGGTATGAACGTGATATTGGAAGTTTCTGTAGCCGATGTAGTTAAAGCGTTGGCCGACAACAAACAAGACGAAGCTTTCAACAAAGCGTTGGCATCAGCTACAAAGTTACAGGCAACCAGTCAAGATGACTTCATTACTTCGTTTGTTAAGGAGTATCGCAAACTGGCACCAAACGCAAAACTCGCAGAATTATTTGCTACACAGCAATTAAAAGACAAGGTTAACCAAAAATCTTCTGATGCTGAAGTTGAAAAAGTATTAAGAGAAGAAGTAAAAGCCGCAGTTGATAACTCATACAACGTACTTCGTACCCGTATTGACCGTTTTGGTGTTGTTCAGCCTAACATCCAGAGTCTGGAAGACAAGATGGGACGCATCATGGTTGAGCTTCCCGGTATTAAAGAGCCCGAACGTGTGAGAAAACTTCTTCAAGGTTCTGCCAATCTCGAATTCTGGGAAACGTATGATGCCAAAGAAATCATTCCTTATTTGCAATCAGCCGATGCCAAAATCAAAAGCATACTTTCTAACGAACCTATGCCCAATGATACGCTTGCAACAGATTCTGCAATTACTGAACAAGCTCCTAAAGTAGAGGCTGTAGCTGCACAAAAAACAAAAAGTGCTGCCGACAGTTTAGCTGCAGCCCTGAAAGGAACCGACAAAGCAACAGATGCAACGGCTAATGCCAACCTAGAGCAAATTAAGAAAGAACATCCGCTAGCGGCTATTCTTCAGTTTAATACTTCAGGCCAAGGCCCGATTGTTGGTTATGCACACTACAAAGATACAGCCGAAATCAACAAATACTTCGCTATGCAAGCCGTGCTTAACGACTTCCCTAAAGAGCTACGCTTGAAATGGGGTGTGTCTGCCGCTGAGTTTGATCCTAAAGCACAGACTTTTGAGTTATATGCTATCAAGTCAACTGAAAGAAACGGCAAAGCACCTTTGGAAGGTGATGTTGTAAATGATGCTAAAGATGAATATGACCAATGGGGAAAACCTGCCGTAAGCATGGAAATGAATACAGACGGTGCCAGAAGATGGGCTTTGTTGACTAAACAAAACATCGGTAAGTCAATTGCCATTGTTCTTGACGGATACGTATATTCTGCTCCAAACGTTAACTCTGAAATTACAGGCGGACGTTCACAAATTACCGGTCATTTCACACCCGAACAAGCAAAGGACCTTGCTAACGTGTTGAAATCTGGTAAGATGCCGGCACCCGCACACATTGTACAAGAAGACATCATCGGTCCGTCATTGGGACAAGAGTCTATCAATGCAGGTATCTTCTCATTTGCAGTAGCACTTGTATTGCTGATGGTCTTCATGTGCATTATTTATGGATTCATTCCCGGAATGATTGCCAACGGAGCACTGATTCTAAACTTCTTCTTTACACTGGGTATACTCTCGTCCTTCCAAGCTGCACTTACCATGTCAGGAATTGCGGGTATGGTACTCTCATTGGGTATGGCGGTTGATGCGAACGTGCTTATTTATGAAAGAACAAAAGAAGAATTAAAGAACGGCAAGGGAGTGAAAAAAGCGTTGGCCGATGGATATTCAAATGCTTTCTCTGCTATCTTCGACTCGAACCTAACATCTATCATTACCGGTGTAATCCTGTTTAATTTCGGTACCGGACCTATTCGTGGTTTTGCTACTACCTTAATTATAGGTATCTTGGTTTCATTCTTTACAGCTGTGTTCATGACTCGCATAGTTTACGAACACTACATGAACAAAGACAAGTTGTTGAACCTGACCTTTACATCCAATATTTCTAAGAAGTTGTTGGTGGCTACCCGTATCAACTTCATGGGTAACAATAAGAAGTCATTAACCATCACAGGCGTAATTCTTCTTATCTGTATCGGTTCGTTCGCTATCAGAGGATTGAGCCAGAGTATTGACTTCACGGGTGGACGAAACTTTAAAGTTCAGTTCGAAAAACAAGTAGAACCCGAACAGATTCGTAGTTTGATTTCACAGAAATTCGGAGATTCTAACGTAAGTGTTATTGCCATTGGAACAGATAAGAAAACAGTGCGTATCAGTACCAACTACCGCATTGATGATGATTCAAATTCTGTAGATACTGAAATCGAAGCTTACTTGTATGAAGCATTGAAGCCAGTACTTACCCAGAACATTACGCTTGAAACATTCATTGACCGTGATAACCACACAGGTGGAAGTATCGTAAGTTCACAGAAAGTAGGTCCAAGTATCGCTGACGACATCAAGACATCGGCATTCTGGTCTGTATTATTATCACTTGTAGCAATTGGTCTGTACATCTTGCTGCGTTTCCGTAACATTGCCTACAGTGTGGGTTCTGTTGTTGCTTTGACGAGTGATACCATTATGATTATCGGAGCCTACTCGTTATTGTGGGGCATTGTTCCATTCTCTCTGGAAATTGACCAGACCTTTATCGGTGCAATCCTTACTGCAATTGGTTACTCAATCAATGATAAGGTGGTAATCTTTGACCGTGTGCGCGAGTTCTTCGGTCTGTACCCCAAACGAAATAAAACAGTTTTGTTTAACGACTCATTGAACACCACGCTGGCTCGTACCATCAATACATCATTAACTACTTTGATTGTATTGGTATGTATCTTTGTTCTGGGTGGCGATTCTATCAGAAGCTTTGCGTTCGCAATGATTCTGGGAGTTGTGATCGGTACTCTTTCGTCATTATTCATTGCTTCGCCAATTGCTTATATGATGATGAACAAGAAGGCTGATAAAACAGTTGAATAAGAACTGACTATTGTCCTATATATAAAGAAGGCGTCCTCAAAAGGACGCCTTCTTTATTTGTTTGGGTACAAAAAAAGGTAAGGTTAAAACCCTACCTGATAAACTTAAAAACGAATGTAGCCTCGAGGGGAATCGAACCCCTATCTAAAGTTTAGGAAACTTTAGAACTGAGCCTTATAATAAGCGAGTTACAGGCATTTTTTAATATTCTGTAGAACTATAGTAGAATTTCTGCATTTTTAATGAAAAACTCACCCCCATTTCTGGAAGTGAGAATTTCTAATGCAACACCGATCTGGCAAATCGGTACCACAAAGATAAATGTTTTTTTTCATTTACTACCTTTTTAGCTCAATGTATTGTGTGTATACTATTTTGCTATGAGGATTCTTTGTCGTTATTTCCTGCCTTATTGCTTTTGTCCCCCATTTGAAGAAAAGGAATCTCTTTGGGATCCTATGAATTACTTGAACGAGGGTATCTCTGCTTTGAATATTACCAGAGAATATCCCCTTTTGTATTGTCCCATTCAAATCTAACCAAGCATCATTATAAGTTATCCTTTTCAGCGTATCAAGGATGAGCCGATCCCGATAAACAATACTATCACGCACGGGCGTTGTTATACTGTAGTCGGTACTGGTTGCTGTTGTTGATGCTGACTGGATCCTACTGATCTTTATTTTCAGATCCGAAACCGTTTGGGTAAGATCCTTATTATATTTCTCCAGTTCAGATTTTGACAGCTCCAGGCGTAAAACAGAGGCAGCATTTTTGCCAGCCTCAGTTTTATAAGTTTCCACATCGGTAAGGAGAGCCTCCTGGTTATTAGCCAAACGCTTCTTTTCCGTTTTTACTTCACTCAATTGCCAATACAGAACAGCTGCCAGTATTGACAAGAATATAACCGCATAGATCAGAATTTTACGCATACTTAAAATCATTAATTCGGTTTAACCATCCTTTTTTGAATTTGATGTTCGCAGGTCTGGACTGGCATATACGGTCAATAAATGCTACTCTCTCTGCTTTTATTGCATCAAACAGCTCTTTGGGATCACGGCTGTTAATGGCAGCTATTGTTTTAGATCCTACAATTCCATCAATGGGAACATTGAGAACCTTTTGAGGCAATTTTATGCCATAGCTTCCAGATGCCCAAAGCCAATCCACCAGGATATTTGCCACTGATTGATTTTTGATCTCATCAGCTTTCCATTTATCCCAGTATAATGTTTTCAGTATATCCATCCATTGCTCAGAAGTGATGTTTTTCAATCTCTCTATGGTCGGTTTGGGATAACCTTTCAATCTGCAATACTGCTCATAGGTACCCATAGTAATACCTTTATTTGTTGCTCCCCCTAAGTCTTGTGGATCATTTGCAAATCCACCCTCCCATTTCAAAATAAAAGGAGCCAATTCTTTGACGTTTGCCATAGCTTACTTATTAAAATTTACCTGGTATATTCTATTTGGGATTATCCTGCTCCATTCCCTGCTCAATAGCATCACCGATGTCTTTCTGCTTAGACTTTACCAAGGCAATGATAACTTTCCAAAGACTAAAAGAATATTTCACGCCCTTATACTCGCAGATGTTTTGAAGAATACTATCCACTTCAAACAGGCAAGCGACACCCATACAAACAGCAGCAACAAGCGTAGGGTTAACGCCCAAAGGTTCACCGATAGCTTTACCAATCAGTCCACCGAGCACAAGGTAACAGATATAATCAATCAGCTTGTTTGCAGTTCTCCGTCCAGCTTTACTGTTACGAATCTTTTCTCCCCTTGCCTGTGCAGCTTTAACTCCGAATCTAAAATCAACTATTACAAGGATTATTGCTAACATGATCATCCATCTCAAATCCCAGAATAGCCCTAACATTTCAGCACCTAAAATAGATGCAGATGTACCTTTCAAAATATTGCTATCTTCCATTTTATCTATTCCTCCTATATTTATTTCGTTTGTAGAACTCGAAATTATCCCTATCCACCTGGCTAATCTCACTTTTAGGAGAGAAAAACTTAAATCCAGTGTTATTACCAAATCGAACCACCTTTATGATAGCACGAAATGGGAAAACCCTTTCAGGATTACAAACCACATCTTTCAAACGCTTGCTTTCGGTAAAGAATGCAGATCTGGCAGCACCATCTCCAAAGGAGATAAGTGTACGTAATCCGTTTTCAGTTTGAACATCAGTCTTAACCCCAGTGAATACAATAACTTCGTTTATCAAAGCATCCACACTGGAGTACTCACAATCAAACAGATCATTTTCGGATCCAGTTGATGCTTTGACATCATCCTCAAAATCGACTACATTCATAATTCTGTTGGAATATTAATGATAGCACAATCGTTGTCAACAGCTGCACGGATAGCAAGCCGATCCCTGAGAAATGCTTTGTAAGGTTCCTCATAACTCGGATCTAACAATCCCAATACAGCTGACTGGTATTCATTGACCAGTTTACTCTCTACGTTGGCTGGATACTTTGCAGTGATAAGCGTTGCAAAGATGTTGTCAGCCGTCTGAGGATAGCCACAGCGCAAAGAATCATACTGGAACATGCTACCAGTTGCTTTTTCAGAATCTTCTGTAATGGTGATACCTCCATTCTCATCCTTGATAACCTTAACCTCTTTGATGTTGTGGTTATACAGAAATGTTCCCTGCCCGTTTTTAAGATCAAGGATAACCTCAGGGCTATTATCAGACAGCAGTCCGATACTTAATAGATTTGTTTCCATCGTTTAAACATTTATTAAATATGAATTTACTATGATCCTCCGAACATCTAATTATCCAGCCATACTCAGACGGAAAGAGGTGTTTTATATCCATTTCATTTGAGATCTTATAGGTTTTCTGGATTTTGCGTAATTTCATATAGAATCTTTTGAGGATCCCCTTTCTCAGGAGTATGCCAAAATGGTTCTGTTTGAATCCTACATAATCAATTCCCCTATCATCAACTGGGAAAATCTGCCAGTTTGATTTGATCTCTAATTTCAGCTCAGCTCCCAGGTATAAGCCCATTGCATCCAGAATCTGGTGTAACTTTTCTTTGCTATCACTGAGAACCACTATATCATCCATGTATCTATAGTAATACTTCACTCTGAGGACTTCTTTCATCCAGTGATCGAAGTATGACAGATACACATTTGCGAGATACTGACTTGTGAAATTGCCTATTGGCAATCCCTTTTCCATACCGTTACTATCTATTATCTTATCCAACAGCCTCAAAAGTCGCTCATCCGCAATCATATACCTCATAATTTTTTTCAAAGCAGCATGATCCACATTATCATAGAATTTACGGATGTCTATCTTTAAGCAGTACTTAGTACCGTTCCTATCGGTAACAAGAGCTTTGTGCACATCCTCCATACATTTGTGGATACGTATTGCTAATAAACAGCCTACTCCAGAATTGCCCCAAAACATTGATAATACAATGGTGTACAATTCTATCGGGAAAGAAAGGCGCAATCATTATTACCCTCTCTTTTGGTTCATATATAGTTTTTATCCGATAATCACCAGGAACATACGTTTCATTTATAAGCATCTCCCAGAGATTATTTAGATTCTGACAGATATTATTATTGAAGTTGTCGATTTCGGATCTCCTACCTTTCCCCTTTTGGGCTTTATACTGAGCCTTTATAAGGTTCTCAGGTGAATAGATAAGGGGATACACATTTTTCAGCCTTTTACTGCTTGAAATCTGCATTTTCTTTGTGTCACCCAAATAGTATCCACAATCTTCAAAATCACTGTAATCAAACATATATGTATTACAATCCATTGTGCCGTTGCTTTTATACAGAGCTTTCAATTACTTACTCACACTGATTAAAAATGCTATTATTTTGCCGACTACCAGCAGTGCCAGTAGCCTCTGTGAGGCAAGGTTTTGGAAGCCTAATTCGTTTAACTGGAACCATTAAACTATAACGGTATAGGCGGAACCCAATGTTCGCATTCGCATTCGAGGAGCGATTATTCGTATTCAGATTACCGAACCCCGCATTCGCACCATTATTCGCATTAGCAGACAAGAGGGAACCCCAGGCTGCCAAAACCTTTTATCTTTTTTTCAAAATGTCAATATCACACGCTTTTGCAGTCGCCCCGTGCCCCGACTAACCGTTAAAAACGGCACAGGCGGAACCCAACGTTCGCATACGCATGCGAGGAGCGACAACTCGTACTCAGACGACCGAACCCCGCATACGCACCACCATGCGCATTAGCAGACAAGAGGGAACCATACCATCCTGGTGTGAAACCTGCATCATCCACACTTGTATAGAAGTAGTCACAGGCTCCTACATTTGGATTACCACCCAACGTATCAGGGAAAGAGAAACTTTTAGACGAGTGTGTAAGCTGTAGGATCCAGCCATCAGTACGAGGCAGATTTGATACTGATACATAACCCGCAGGTACATCGGTTGCACTGTCTGAGTGAGAGGTAAACTTAGTAGGATCCTCACAAACATAAGCTGTAGATGTAGTTGCTCCATGATAGATAAGCACATCATCAGCCAGCATCCACAAGTACTCAAATGGATTCTCCAGACCACGGTAAGAGGTTACTTGAACCGTTTTATCACCACCAGTCCATCCTTTGATTACATAGGATACTTTACCAGTATTGTTACCCAGTGTGGCTGTAACCCCAGACGGAACGAACGGGCGATAACCACCCCATGTGCCCCATTCGGAACCATTAACAGCGGGGCCAGATCCTAACCCTCCCTGCTTGTAGCCATCGGCTGTAAGGGTTTCGTTGTATGTATCCTGGCAATGTAAAGAAGCATATTCACATCTCTGTAGCCAGGCAATTTCATTGTAAGCTCTATATGCTCCATGATGAGTTCCATTCTTACAAGTCGGACGAACCCCTGCTTTTGAGATGGAAGTACGAGGCATGCCAAGCTGAGAATTGTAAGTTCCATCTTTAGAAGCATCACCAGCTCCAGATCCACCACGGCAATTAGCAGCATTTGCTGTAAGCACAATGAATCCATTTGTATCACGTGCAATAGCATTACCACTCCAGGTTAAAAAGCAAGCCGAAACTGCCGTACTGGTTGTACTGTCAATTGTTGCAAACCAGGGAGAAATGACCTTTCTTTCCATTTTGACGAAGCCAGGCAGCGGATACTCCGAATAAGCACGAAGCCATTTTGTTCCTTGAACTTCCATCCTGAAATAATACTCAGGTTTCTCTAACATAACATTACCATCTGTTCCATCAAGGATAGCAGATGCACCACTCTCTTTATTTCTTGAATCATTTTGATGCAGGTAATATTTGACGGAACCGTCTATATTTTCCACAAAACGCCTGATCTTTTTTTGAATAGGTAAAGTTCTGTGTAGATCCAAGTTCCCAACCCTGGTTAATTTGTA